CTAGTGTGCCTGTATATTCAACATACATTGATCTAACTGGATCAGTAGCTCCATCCGCTACTGTAGAAGTATGCGTATCTGCGTTAGTTGTTATGCCTTCTGTGCCATAACTAAGACCTTCTGCAATTAGTTCTAAGTTGGTATTGGTTGTAGTACCCCACGTTCCACTGGCATCACCAGTGGCCATCTCGTTGAGTCTAAGATCATTTACGTATGTCGATGCCATTTATTGTCTCCACTAAAAATTCTATATAGTTTATTCTAAGTACATTCATTATATACTCAATTTTTTAGGCTGCAACATCTGTCCAATCTGGCGTTTGCGTTTCAGTTATATCTTCAAATCCAGATGTTTGATCTTCATTAATCATACTCCAGGCTACTAATATTCCTACATCACCTGTTAAGCCATCTAAAGTATCTAAAGTAACGTCTGCTTCAGCAACAACAGTTACAGTGCCTAACGTACTAGTTATAGCATATCCAGATACAGATATGTTGTTATTTGATACTGTGGTTGCTGTACCTATAGCAGAAGTGCTTGCTACTCCTGATGGATAGACGTTTGCCTCGCCATCAACAAGAACAGATACAGAACCTAATGTACCTACTGCACTTGGACATACTGCTATGGCTTGCGCATTTACACCAGCAGTAGGTGCGCCAGTTGCGTTAGCAGCGGCTGGTGCAGATGGGCTTACAGGAACTGTGCCTTCACCAAAAGCTAGGGTTCCCCACCCTGTTGCTCGTCCCCAACCGTTTAATTGTTGATCGGACATTTAATTATTTAAGCTATACGAATTATAGCTGTTCCTGCTGCTTTTGCGGGAAAAACGACTGTAAAATCACCTGCTGTAGAAGTTTTATCGCCACCAAAATCAATAGTTGCTACTGATTTATCACTATTGGTATCGTTATAAATCATACAACCTCTAGCAGTAATTGTAGCTGTACCAAATGTAAGGTCTGCAAAATCAGTCACTGCTGTAGTTCCTGTAGCGGACGGTGTTACGTTTGTTAATGCGCTTCCACCCGATGAATAATTTGTACCGCTTGCCTGTCCAGTTGTTGTAAAAGCTGTAGTAGTTGCGCCTAAAGTGGCTGAACTTGTATATAAAGCTAATTTAAAACTATTGCCAGAACTGTTGGTAAAATTATGTGTACCAGTCAACAACTCAACTTTAAAGCTTGTTGTTAGTGTACTTGTAATTGCCATACTTATATCCTCTTAATAATATCAGCTAAATCTTCATCGCCAGCTTTTAATAACTCTTGTATGAGACTTGCCTTATAAGATTTTATAGCATTTTTAATATAAATCAAACAGACTTGATTAATTAAATTTTTATACGCCCTAGCTTGTTCTTTTATATGGTCTTCATTATCTTCTGAATACGCACATATTTTATTGGTTAATTGATTTGCCCAAAATTCAGGGTGATGGCCACCAAAATTACTTGTAGCTATTTCAACCATGCCTAATTCTGGAATTCCATCAGGTGTAATTTTAATTACCATTTTTTAGGCTCCACTGGTTCAGTTTTTGTCATTGCACTTTTATCATTTCGTCCAAAAAGTTTAGGTTCAATCTTTTTTTCTTCTTGAACAAGTTGACTTCTTTTGATTGGCGTTAAAATATTCTCTTCACTTAACCCAATTAACATTGGGTCATCAAGTCGATGGTATCCATATAATTTTTCTTCAGGAGGTACGGCTGTGTCAAGTAAAGAAGAAGAATGTGCTATTTCTACTTGGATTCCTGCTTCCATACATTTAGCTAACCAAAACTCACAACAAGCTCTGCCTGCTTCTGCAAAATATAGATTACCTTTATAGTTAAAATCTAAGCCAAATAATTGAATAGAACCTACTTTATTCCATAAAGCAAATGCTATTGCGTAAGCTGCGGTATTGTTTAAATAGTAACAGTTAGCATATTGTATAACTTCTTTAATAGGATATTCTATTAATCCTGGACATCTTTTATCTAATTCACACGTATAAATTGGACCTTGATGTTCTTTTAAAAGTTTTAACATACTATTTGTTTGACCACCTGCATCATCAGTTTCTAAAAACCTTGAAGCGGGATCTAACATAAAAACACGATCATGAAATATTACGCTTGCTACTGCATTTATAGCCCATACTTCATCAAAAGTATCACTATGTGATTTTGCAAGATTATAATCAAACCAACTTTTGCCCATGCCTACTATAGCCACAGTTTTACCTTCAAGTTTCTTGATAGGTTTCATACTTTCTCCTTTATGTTTTAACTTACTTGTGAGCGAAGTGAGTCATAACGATATTCATCGCGTCTGCCTCTAGCTTCTGCTCTATTTTTCAATCTAGCTATGTTTTCTTGAAATCTAGCCTCGTAAGTAGCGAGTAAATCTGGTTCACCCTTCATAAAGGTATAAGCCTCAACCAATGAGCCATATAGTAAAGCATCTCTAGCATTTTGAGATAACCAAGTCCCAGTTGTAGTAGTTACTAAACTGTTTGGTCGATAGAGATAATGCAACTCTACTGTGTAAGCAGAATCGGGTAATGGCGCGACAACGATAGTAGTTCCAGAACTTCCTGAAGTGCTGTAAGATTTATCGAAATCTGCGTAGTACAAAGGCAGTCCTCTTAGACTGGTATCATCTATGTCAGGAGTGTATTCCTGCATAAAACTAGGGTGCTTCTTTTCTAAAAACTTGTAATCATTTGTTGTTCCATCAATTACTGCTAAAGAAAAACTTAAAATAAAATCTGTAGGGCAAGTTAAAAAACGATTACCTACTGATAAAGTACCCTGTTGGTTTTTTCTAAAGTAATCTTCTTGAACAAGATTAAATATACGATCTTCTGAATTTTTTACAAAATCAGGAATAGTCGTATTGAAAGTTGTTTCATCGTTATCAGTGAAACTTTGAATCAACGCATATAATTCAGTATAAGTCATGTTGTGATTGTAACCGTTCCTATTGATGTTGTCATTTTATCAAGTTTAAAATTAGTGCCAAGTGTAGCAGGATTCATAGCTAAGAAATTATTGCTGGTGTCACTAAATACGTTTGCATCAACTACAACAACAAAACCTTCGCCAGATTCCTTATCATTGTTTGGTCTTGGATTGTATAAAGCTTCTGGATCTCTTACTACTGGAGGTGATTCTAATTGAGGTGCTTTAGGCTCAAAACATTCAGGACAAGTTTTTAATTTGTTCCATTCTTCTTTTAACTCATTAAGTTTATATTGAAATCCACAACGATCACATAAACCAAGTGCATATTTTCCAGCAGCGTAACCCATTAATAGCTACTTCTCATTGAAGGTTTTATCCTAAAAGAAGCTCTATCTTCGTCTTGATCGGCAGCACGTTGAAACTCTTCTTCGTATATTTGTTTTAATAGTTGAGTTTTTTCTGGCGCTCTTTTTACTGAAAGGTAATAAGCTAAACCAGCCGTAAAACAAGGATAAAAACGAAATGGCATGTCCATTGTGTTAATAGCAGTATCTGCATCATCCATTCTTACCAATTTATTAAACACCAATATATCTGTAGAGTTTTCTGGTGTAGGCCAAACTTTTATAACTGGTGTTGTTAATTTATCAAAAAAATACTGAGAAGGTCTTCCTTCTGATGCTTTAACAGGTATATTAGTATATTCAGATCGACTTACTCTACCAATATTAATATCAGTAACTGTACTATTAAGAGTACGTCTTACCACCATATCTAATATATCAATTACATTGGCATCTAAAGGATAAGAAGCAGTGCCTTGAGTTACTGTTTGTGTTCCTTGTTGTATAGTCCATTGATTTAATCCTCTATTAGCCCATTCAGCTAACATAAGATTAATTGATCTTTTTGCTGTCTTTAGGTCATAACCTGTACGCAATTCAAGACCACACCGCTCGTAAGCTTCTTCCACAAACTCAGTTACATTAGGTTCAAAATCCGTGCTATTTGATGTTGTCATTATTTATTCTTAACTTTTTTTAAAGTTTTTTCTAATCTTTTAGCTTGATTAGCATGTAATTTAGATGCGTTTTTTAACTCTTTAATCATTTTAATTGTTTGAGTTTTTGTAAGTTCTTTCATGTTAGTCTTCCTCTTCTTCTTCCTCTGGAGCGTATAGATTATTAAATGTTATATTTGGATCTATATAGCTTTCATGTTGTTCTGCTGAATGCGTCCATTGAGAGGGCATAAAGTCTGGTGCGCCCTCACCTACACGCCATAAAGCAGGATTTGTAGCTCTTACTCTATTATTGGGTAAAGCTACAAAACTACCAGTGTATTCACCAGCGTCTGTTAAATATAACACATGTGACTGCTTATGTTGAGCAGGATCATCTGCTATTGAATTATCAGTATAATCTACAGTAAATAAATATTTACCTGTATGAAATTCTCCACCTATTTTACATAGCCAGGGCGATGAACTTACTCTGTCCATAACAACAATAGAATGTTCGTGACTTAAACAATCCCACGGTTGAGCTAAATGATCTTCCATAGGGGAAGGCCAGTCTTTTAAAGGAATATCAGCTACTAAAGCTTGGATAGGCATTCTTGCCCACATAGCGCCACCATGAACATTTGGCGCATCTTCCATACTGTCTATCTCACAACCAGTAAAAACTACTTGGAA